ATTGCTCTGCAGGACCAGTAACATTAGGAGTGGTAAACGGATAATGACATATACTTTAGCAAATTTACAAACAGATATTAGATCTTACACAGAAGTATCAAGTAATGTTTTAAGTGATAGTGTTTTAGATACTATTATTAAAAATGCTGAAAATAAAATATACAGAGAAGTTGATGCAGATGAAGAAAGATATTTTGCAACTTCTAGTTTGGTAGTTGGAAATAGATACGTAACTATTCCAGATGATTTAAGATTTATTAGATATGTTCAATTAACAGATTCTGAAAATAATCAATTTTATTTAGAACAAAGAGATACAAGTTTTATGGCAGAATATTATGTAACTCCTGGTTCTTCTTCTGTTGATATACCTAGATATTATGGTAACTGGGATGCAACTTTTTGGGTAGTAGCGCCTACTCCAGATAAAGCTTATACAATTACTTTAGCTTACAATAAAGAACCAGATACTATTACAAGTACAACACAACCAACAGCTGCTCCGGCAGCTACAAATGGTACTTATTTGTCTAATAAATACCAAGATTTACTTTTATACGCTTGTCTAGTAAACACATATGGGTACTTGAAAGGTCCGCAGGATATGATACAATATTACAATCAAGCTTATGAAAAAGCATTGATGTCGTACGCGATTGAAGTACAAGGTCGTAGACGCAGAGACGAGTACAGCGACGGAGTTATTCGTACTGTATTGGACTCAAAAAATCCATCGAGCAACAAATAAATTAATTAAGGAGAAAATAATATGGCAAATATAATACCGTTCGCATTTAGAGGAGAACTCTTTTCGGGAACACATAACTTTGCAAACGGAGGAGACTCATTTAAAATAGCTTTGTACACAGGAAATCCATATAGTACTTCAAGCACAGCTTATTCTACTTCACAAGAAGTAAGTGCTTCTAATACTGGATACACAACAGCAGGAAAAGTTTTAGCATCACAAGCAGTTGCTTCAGGTACTGCAGTAGCGTCTGTTGACTTTGCTGATTCAGCATTACCTAATGCTTCATTTACTGCAGCATTCGCAGCTATTTACAATGACACTAACTCAGACAAATTATGTGTTGTATTAGATTTTGGAGGAAACAAAACTGCTACTAATGGTACGTTTACAATTTCATTCCCTAATCCAAGTACACCAGCCAATGCTATCATAAGCATGGCGTAAGGAAAAAATAAATGGCTTTAGTAATAAATGACAGAGTAAAAGAAACTAGTACTACAACTGGAACAGGTGTTTTTAGTTTAAATGGTGCGGTTACAGGTTTTGAAAATTTTGTCACTGGTATTGGAAATACTAATACAACTTACTATGCAATTTTTCTCGAAGGAACAGATGAATGGGAAGTTGGTCTAGGAACAGTTGCGGATGCAGCTACTGATACACTAACTAGAAATACAGTTATTACAAGTTCTAATTCTGATAATGCCGTAGACTTTTCATCAGGTACTAAAAATGTATTTTGTACATTACCTGCAAGTAAGGCTGTTTACTTAGACGCAAATGGCGATGCTGTTGGGGTTCAAGGTGGAAATATTGAAACTTTAGGAAACACTTTTACTAACTGGAACAACGTTAATTCAAATACAACAACTACATTAGCAACAACAAGTAATGCTTTTTTAGCAGGTTTAATAACAGTTAGTGCTAATGCAATATGGACTATTGGAGGAAATGGTACATTAACTATTATTTAAAAATAACAATAAAAACAGTTTGTTTTTACTATAAACGGAGATATAATAAATCATGGCAAGTCAAATAAAAGTAGATCAATTAGCAGGAGCGGCGGCAAATACAGTAACAATTCCGGCTGGTCAAACACTAGATGTTCTAGGTACCCTAGATATAGATAATGGTACACTGGTATTACCAAATACAGTAGTAACTACAACAGGAACACAAACTTTAACAAACAAAACTATAACGGCTCCTAAAATTGGAACTTCAATTTTAGATACGAACGGAAATGAATTAGCTTTACTTACAGCTACAAGTTCTGCAGTAAATGAATTTACAATAGCAAATGCTTCTACGGGAAATGGTCCAACTCTTTCAGCAACAGGCGAAACTAATGTTGATTTAAATTTATCAGGTAAAGGCACAGGTCATATAACTGTTAGAGGTGATACTAATGCTGGTGCTATTCAATTAAATTGTGAAAACAATTCACATGGTCAACAAATAAAATCACAGCCCCATTCAACAAATACAACTAACATTATGTTGTTACCACAAGGTGCTGATTCAACTTTAGTATCTTTAGTGTCAGCAGATACTTTAACAAACAAAACTTTAACTAATCCTGTTTTAACTCCTACTGCAACAGTAGCTGGTAAAATAGAATTTTTAGAAGGTACAAACAATGGTACAAACAAATTAACATTAATTGGTCCTGCTGCAACAGCAGATGTTACATTAACATTACCCTCTGCAACAGACACATTAGTTGGAAAAGCTACAACAGATACTTTAACAAATAAAACTTTAACTAGTCCTGCAATAGGAACAAAAATTTCAGATACAAATGGAAACGAATTAATTAATCTTACTGCAACAGGTTCAGCGGTTAATGAATTTACTTTAGCCAACGCTTCAACAGGCAATGGTCCAATTTTATCAGCAACAGGTGAAACTAACGTTGATATAAATTTAAATCCTAAAGGAACAGGTGTACTTAAAAGTGCAACTGCTGCAGTTAAAATTGCAGGAACAGAAACTATGTGGATTCCAGCTTTAGCAATGTTTGGACCAACAACTAATCCTGCTGATGCAGCACAAGTAGAAACATCAGCAGCAAGACCAGATATGAAAGTATTTGACTTTGATGCAAGTACAGTTCAATACACACAATTTTCAGTAGCTTTCCCTAAATCATGGAATGAAGGTACCATAACTTATCAAGTTTACTGGTCACCTAGTACAACTAATACAGGAAATTGTATATTTGCAATGCAAGGTGTATCAGTTGGTGATGGTGATACTATTGATGTAGCATATGGAACTCAACAAAATATAACAGACGCAGGAATTGGGACAGTAGAAGATCAACAAGTTTCACCTGTTAGTAGTGCAATGACAATTGCAGGTTCTCCTGCAGTAGACCAACAAACTTATTTTCAATTTTTCAGAGAAGCAAGTTCAGGTGCAGATACTTTTACTGGTGAAGCTAGAGTTTTAGGTATTAAAATATTCTTTACTACTGACGCAGCTAACGACGCATAAGAAATTTAGATATGAGAGATTTAAAAAATAAACTTACCTCAGGTAAGAACACAAAAAATATTCAAACACGAAAAGGTAAATCTTTTGGTTATCAAGTTTTAGGATTTGGTGCTGGTGCTGGAGCTAGAGCTGCTACTGATCCGTACGCTATAAATCTTTTAGTTATTGCCGGTGGTGGCGGTGGCGGAGGTAACTATGGTGGTGCTGCGGGTGCTGGTGGATATAGAAATTCTTATAATAATGAAACTTCTGGTCAAAATCAAAGTTCAGAAAGTTCACTTACTTTAACCTCTTTAGAAACATACACTGTTTATGTTGGTGCTGGCGGTGCTGGCGGTGTAAACACACAAGATGGAGGAAACGGAGATAATAGCTATATTTCAGGAGCTGGTATAACAACTCGAACATCTCTTGGTGGAGGTGGTGGAGCAAAAAGTACTAGCGATGGTCGTAACGGTGGTTCTGGTGGCGGAGGTTGTGGTAATGGTTCTGGCGGTAGTAACTACGCAAATGGTAATGGTGGTGATGGTACAGCTGGCCAAGGTCGTAATGGTGGAAAAGGTTGGGCTAGTGGTTCATCTCCTTCTGGCGGTGGCGGCGGTGGAGCAAGTGGTCTCGGTGCAGACTCAACATTAACACAAGGTGGTGTTGGTGGTGTTGGTTTAGCATCTTCAATAACAGGTTCTTCTGTTTATAGAGCTGGTGGTGGCGGTGGATCTGGTTATAATAACACAAGTGGTGCTGGTGGTAATGGTGGCGGCGGTGCCGGTTCTGGTACATCGGGTACAGCAACACCAGGAACTGCAAACACTGGCGGTGGTGGCGGTGGTAAAGGTGCGGGTACTGGTGGTCTAGGTGGTTCAGGAGTTATAATAATTCGTATGGCAACTGCAAATTACACAGGTTTAACTACAGGTTCTCCTTCAGTTTCAACATCAGGATCTGATACAATATTACAATACACAGGTTCAGGGACCTACGAGGCTTAATTATGGCACATTTTATAAAATTAGATGAAAACAATATAGTCGTAGATAGTTTTGTTATACATAATAACGAACTTAAGGATAATGAAAATAATGAACAAGAAATTTTAGGTATTAAATTTTGTGTAAAATTATTTGGTGATGCTAACTATAAACAAACTTCTTACAATACAATAGGTGGAGTACACCTTTTAGGGGGTACACCTTTTAGAAAAAATTATGCAGGGCTTGGTTATACTTATGATGAAAGTAAAGATGCTTTTATAGCACCTCAACCTTACGCATCATGGACATTAAATGAAGAAACTCTTATTTGGGAAGCACCTGTTGATAGACCAGAAAATGAACAATTTTATATTTGGGACGAAACTACAACATCTTGGATTGTACCACCTGATTTAGCTCCTTATCCATCATGGATAAGAAATGAAGAAACTCTTATTTGGGAAGCACCGGTTGCTTATCCAGAGGATGGGATTTTTTACATTTGGAGTGAAGACACAACATCTTGGATTGTACCGCCTGATTTAGGTCCTGAATAAAACATATATGACATTGGTTAATAACTACCATTTTCCAAATCAAATCGTTGATAATTTTTTTGAAGACCCTAAAAAAATTGTTAAGTTGGCTAAAACTTTAAAATACGGCCCATGCCCTGAGGGCAAATGGCCTGGAGTAAGATCAATTGGTTTACATAATATAAATTATCCTTTTTTTAATTCTGTTTTAAATAGAATATTTTCTATGTTTTATGATTATAACATCCACAACGTAAATTGGAAAGACACGCAAATGTATTTTCAAAAAACATATCCTTATGATCTTGAAAATAAAAATAATATAGTCAATCATGGATTAGTTCATTGTGATGGTGAGCAGCCTATAGTTGGATTAGTTTACTTAACTGAAGGTGCTGATATTGAATCAGGCACTTCGATAATGAGTCAAGTTGAAGGATATAGTGATGAACAAATAGAAAAAATAGGGCGTAAACACGAAAATAAAAAAAAACATATATATAAACAATCACCAGAAAATCTTACTAAAAAAGACTTAGAAGAGTATGCTGAATTAATTAAGGATTGTAATTCAGGTTATGTAGAAAACATAAAAATAAATAATATTTTTAATAGAGCTATTTTTTACTCAGGAAGTGATTATCATAAAGCTAATTCATTTTATACAGGGGAAAAAGAAAGATTAACTCTTGTATTTTTTATAAAAGGCATAGAAACTACAGGGTATTCTCCTTTACAAAGATTAAGGTTATGTAAAACAATTTATGAATAGTATTATTGATATTTTAATTTTATAGTGATATACCCTATGATGGAGACAGTAATCCACCATACCTACTGTCTCTTTTAATTATTTATTAAGATTATATTTTATGTTATTTGGATTTAACTCATTTGCGGAAAACCCGTTTTCAACAGTTGACTTTGACAACAATGTTAGTATTGCTGTAGCAGGTAATGCTTTATCAATTAGTATTGGTGACGTAGACGTTTCCTCTCAAACAGTTGTAGAGATTCCAAATCCAAATAGACTAACTTTAGGTACGGGAACTGTGACAGTTACAGGAGATGCTAATTTTAGTGTTTCAGGTTCACAGGTAACTTTAGGAATAGGAACACCTGTTGTTGAAATAGACGTTACACCACTAATTTCTGGAAATTCGTTGACCTTATCGACTGGAAGTGTTACAGTAACAGGAACAGCAAATGTTCTTCCAACTGGAGCAGCATTAACATTAAACACAGGAGAACTCGGTGTTATTACTTGGAATGATATTATTCCTGGTGTAAACATGACTTGGACAAACATTGACCCTTATTAATAAATTATGGCATCAACTTACTCAAACGATTTAAAATTAGAATTAGTTACAACTGGTGAAAAGGCCGGTCTGTGGGGAGCTATTACTAATACTAACTTACAAATTTTACAACAAGCAGCTTCAGGTTTTTTATCTTTAGCAATGACTGGTAGTTCAGATATTACTGTTCCTTTAACAGATGGTGCAGTATCTAATGGTAAAAATTTATACTTTAAATTAACCGGTACACTAGCACGTAATCAAACTTTAATTATGCCTAGTGGTTCTGAAAGAGTTTTTATTATAGAAGACGCAACAGATAGAACTACAGCTAACAAATATACTTTAAGTGTAAAAACTGCAAGTTCATCAACTCCAGTTGCAGTTCCAAATGGAGCAGTTATGCTTCTTAAATCGGATGGAACTAATACTTCTAAAGCAATTACTGAAAAAGGTTATTTTACTATTACATCATCTGCGATAACAGCTTTTACAGCAGTTGCAGGAGATCAACTTTTAATAGATACAACTCAAACAACTGTTACACTTACTTTACCTGCAGCTCCAGCTGTTGGTGATGAAATAGTAATAATTGATGCAAGAGGAACTTTTGCATCAAACAATGTTACCGTTGAAAGAAATGGTAAACCTATTAACTCTGGTACCAATAACTTAGCTCTAGCTACTAATGGTCAAGCTATAACTTTAGTTTTTATAGATTCAACAAGAGGCTGGGCTTACAAAACGAATACAGCATAGGAGCTATCAGATGGCTCTTCAACAAATTAAATTTGCACCTGGAATAGACAAACAAGATACTACTGTTGGTGCCGTTGGTCGTTGGGTAGAATCTGATAATGTAAGATTTAGATATGGCCTTCCGGAAAAAGTAGGGGGTTGGCAATCATTACTTAACCAAAGTATAGTAGGTGTTTCTAGAAAACTACATTCATTTGTTGACTTAGAAGGTAATAGATACACAGCTATTGGCACAGATAAATTTTTACTTCTTTATTTTGAAGGACAACTTTTTGATATAACTCCTTTTCGTAGTAACAATGCCGGAGTTCAAACAACATTTACATCATCTACGTTAGCTACAAATAGTACTACTACTAAACTATGTACTATTACAACTACCTCAGATCATGGTTTAATTGAAGGAGATATGGTGGTATTAGATTCAGTAACATTACCTGGCGGTACAGGTTTATCAGCTTCTGATTTTGAAGATAAATTATTTCAAGTATTATCTGTTCCAACTACAACTACATTTACAATTGATTCTTTAAACCAAGCAACCTCTGTAATATCCACTGGTGGATCTATAACAGTACAACCTTACGAAAGAATAGGTCCCGCTGCGCAATCCTACGGTTATGGTTTTGGTATCGGAAATTTTGGTGGTACAATTTCCGGAGCGTTAACAAATACTTTATCTTCAGGAATTAATGATAGTGTAAATATAATTCCTGTTACATCTAACACAGGTTTTCCAACAGTTGGTACTTTAGCTATTGGTACAGAACTTATTACCTATACAGGCAAAGGTACAAATACTTTTACAGGTGCAGTACGTGGAGCCTTAGGTACAACAGAAGCATCCCATAGTAA